TTTGGTGATGTCATACAGCACAGCGCGGTCACGATAAGCCTGATTGCGTAAATCATTCTCCCGCTTATCCTTGCTCACATTGATTTCAGGCAAATATAAAGCACCTGCCTTTTTCACTGCATTTGCACCATCACATAGATCGTGAACGACCTTCCAACGGCCTTCAAATTCAGCATATTTAGGATGTTTTGAATTGACTGCCATTTAGTACACCGTGCTTAATGAAATAGTTTTAGGTTTGATTTTCTTCGTCATCGCTACAGCAAAATATCTAAATCCATCGGCACCATGCGAAGTGTGGTCATGAAGCGGCTTGTCTTTCCAACAGCCCTTCTTGTCATCCCACTCTTTGCGATAGTTTTCCAGATGGGAAATACCCTCTTCACACTTGGTTTCATCAAACTCACATCGAGGCAGGATTTCACGAGCCAACTCAATGCCGTCCATGATTCCAATATTAGGAACCACCTGAAAGCGCACCGAATATCTCGACCCATCTATGTCATAACCCTCTTTGGCAATATCAAGACGAGATTTGCCATCATTCATAAGTGAGCGGTTTTGGATGTCGTGTGGAGCATAATGTGCTGAATAGGTATAACCGCGATCCTTCAAGATTTTGAAGTAATGACGCATGCCTTCGCCTGAGTTTTCGTAGTAGTCAATCACCTGATAGCGGTCTTCACCGATCTTGCGAATGAACCAGATCACCATAGAATCTGATACACCCAAATCCCAGAAGGTCATCACATCCAAATGTGAATTATCAGGCAACTCACCAATGCGGCCATTCTCATACAAGAACTTAAATTGCTTCTTGTAGTAAGCGCCTTCTACTGATTGAGCAAATGCTTCAGATGGGATAGATGGATACTCACGCTTAATATCTTCACCAAGCGTTTTTTCTTTCTGCCAGTACCATTGCTGTTGCTCTAGTGTGGTATGAATGTTGTATTTGGCTTTTAGTTCAGCAAAGTAATCTTTTAGGCGCTGCGGAATCTCAGCTGTAACTGGCAAGGCATAATCATGATTCTTCCACCATGAGAAGAAAAAGAACTTCCAGTCTAGGATGCCAAGTGTTCTGCCTTGTAGCTGTAACTTCTCAGCAGTCTGGCAGTAGTCGTAGAAATAACCCGACTTACCTTCGGCTGTTGACTCAAGCGTAATCTTCCCACCTAAACCAACCGCTTCAAAAGCACCAGTGACAATCTCACGGGCTTTATCTGGATACTTGG